GGGAGATGGCGGCTCTTGCTGATCGCCATTATTCGCGCCGGACAATCGGCAAGCGGCAGTTCATGTATTCGGGCCGCAAGCTTGTGCTGCGCAATACCCGCCGGGTAATTGTTTCTATAGGGCCGGCTGGAAGTTCGTTAAGGCTACAACAAGTGGCAAGCATCTATTGGTCAAGGTGAAATCATGATCCTGCCCGAGAGCGGCAAGGTGCTCGAGGACTACCTGGTGTGGGTGTTGAACACCTGCCTGGCGTCGCGCAAAGAGCGCAAGGACATGTACGATCGCCGGCGCTCGTTCTTTCTGTACGGCACCGGCAGCGATCAGGACGTGATCTACAATCGCATCGAAAGTCACCTCGACCTGGTGTGCTCGTTTTTGTTCACCCCCGACCATGCCGAGTTTGCACTATCAACCAAGACCAATGCGCCGGAAGATCGCATCCGCCAGTTCGCCGCCGCCCAGGATCAATTCAACGAAGACTTTCGCGACGGCGGTTTGTTTGATGCCTTCGCCGACTTGTTGCTGTGGTCGACCTGCTTCGACAGCATGATTGGCAAGGTCGGCTGGAGCATTCCGCGCAAGCAACTGACCTGCGAGCTGGTGGTGCCCTGGGAGTTCGGCGTCTTCGCCGAGGAGAAGACCGAGCTCGACGACCAGGAAGCGTTCGTGCATTCCTACCATCTTGATTACGACGTGGCCCGCCAGCGCATGGAGCGCGCCGGCCTGGCGCATCGCCTCAAAGACCTGCGCGTCGTCAACACGCCGTTCGAAAGTCCCTACCCCGAGCTCCTCACCCGCATGATCATCGCCTCGACCGCCGGCGAAAATCTCGGTGGCAATGTCACCGGCTCGGTCAATCCGTCATACATCCAACGCCCGAGCTATCACGCCAAGGTCGATCGCCCGCTGGTGCAGATCCACGAGCTCTATGTGTGGGACGACGAAGCCGCCGACTATCGGCTGTTTCAGATGCTCGATCCGGCAATCATGATCGCGGACTCCAAGCGCACCGTCGAGGTGCTGCGCAAGGCCGAAGACGGTTGGCCGCGCGGCGGCAAATCGCTCGCCAAGCAGCAACAGCAGTTCTACGACACCACAACGAATTTATTTTTCGCCGGCATGCATCCGTTCGTCCATGTCTCGCCGTACGAGATCTATCAATACTTCTGGGGCAAGGCGCACGTTGAAAGTTTGATCCCGCTGCAGGAGTGGTCGAACGAACGGCTGCAGCAGATCCACGACATCCTCGATCGCCAGGCCTACCCGCCGCGCGTCGGCTCCGGCTTCTTAGGTTTGACCGACGAGAAGATGGAGGCCTTCGGCGGCGCCGACAGCTGGGTCATCGATCAGCTGCCCAACGCGCAGATCCAAGAGCTCTATCCGAAAATGCCCGAGGATATTTTCGCCGACTACATGACCATCGGCTCGCTGTTCATGGAGGCATCCGGCCTGACCGAGATCCTCGCCGGCAAGGGCGGCGATGCCGGCGTGCGCTCCAAGGGGCACGCCCGCGATCTCGCCAAGACCGGCGGCGGCCGCATCAAGAAAACCGCGACGCGGCTCGAGCCGCCGCTCGTTCGCGCCGGCGAGCTCGGGCTCGCCATGCTGATGAAAAATTCCACCGAGGAAATCCTGCCCGACCCGGGGCCGACCGGCACCAGCGGCAACCCGTTCATGTACTGGCACCTGGCCGAGGACTACGTCATGCGCATCGACGGCCACTCGCACTCGCCGTTGTTCGCCGACGACAGCCGCGAGCTGGCGCTGATCCTCTACAAGGCGCAGGCGATCGACCACGAGTGGCTCATCCGCATGACCCGCGCCCCCAACCGCGCCGGCCTGATCGCTTCGCTGCGCGAGCGCCAGAAGCGGCAAGCGCAGGTCGCCGCCATGCGCATGCGCCAAGGCCTGCCGCCGCCCGGCGAGAAGCCGCCCCCCAAAGGGAAGGGCGGCGCCCACGCCACCATGTAGGTTTGACTAAATTCCTAATCGGTGTAGCGTGACCGCGTCCTACCCTTGTCAAGTCGGAGGCTCGTTATGGCTAGACGTCGCAGGCACAAACGCGGGCGCAAGCACCGCCGGAAGTGAGTAGGTTGTCGGCGCGGCCGTTAAAGGTCGTCGAAAATCTCTGAAGTCGCCAGCCCCTGGAGACTAGCCCCTCCGGGGGCTTCCTTTTTTGCCTCCTTGCTTGACCACCCTAGGATTTAAGGCCTAGTTTGCGGAAAATTGTCCTAGGACAATGGTCCCGATGGCTTTGCCCGGCATGGATCCTACGCAGCCGCCCGGAGGTGCAGCGCCGCCCGGGCCGCCACCCATGCCGAAATCACCGGCCGGGAGCCCTCCCACCGGCCCTGGTAGTTCGCCGGCGCTCTCGCCTGGTGACGGCGCCGGCCGCAAGGCCGCGGCAGTGCATCAAGTCAAAGCCGTGCTGCCGGCGCTGTTGATCGCCTCGATGGCGTTCGAGGCCGGGAGCAAAGAACAGCAAGCACTCATCCGCGCGGTGTCGGCGCTCAATCCAATCTTCGGCAAGGCCGAGGGCGAACGCATGGTGCCGGCGGCCATGCAGCAAATGCTGATGCAAGGCGGCAAAGGACCAGGCGGCAGTCAACCGCCGCCGCCCGGCCCGATGATGCCGCCTGGCGGCAAGCCGCCGGGCCCGAGCCTGGGACCAGGCGGTCCCGATCTAGGAGGTGAACTATGACCGACTATCTGCGCCCGAAAGTGCGCACCGGCAATCTCGGCAAGCGCGCCATGGAAGACGGCATGTTCCGCAATCCGCCGACCTACACCGAGCTCGGCGGATTTTCATCTGAGAGCAAGTTCACCAACCCGTCCGGCCGCAAGCAGGGCATGGGACCGTTATCGCTGGAGAAGGGCGGGCCGTCGGCGCAGCGCGGGAAACCGATTTGAGCTGATCGATGACCGACGCCGGCAACTTCAGATCAAAACGTGGGCTTAATATCGACGTCGCCGCCGAGCTCGGCGACCTCCTGTACGATCTGACCCACGACAAGAAGACGCGCGCAAAAATCGGCCGCATCATCAAAGAAGCCAAGCCCGACAGCAATCACGCGGCCGCGTTCAAAGACATCGAGCTCGAGGACCGTCTCGAGGAATTTGAAAAAAAGCAGGAAGAGAGATCGATCGAGGATATGCGCAAGGCCGCGGTGGCGCGCATGGAAACCCAGCGCGCGCGTTTGCTCTCTGGCGGCGACGACGGCGAAGGCCGCAAATACTCCGAGGACGATCTGAAAAAGATCGAAGAGCTGATGCAGAAAAAGGGCATCGTCGATTACGACGACGGCGCCGTTCTGTATGGCGCCACCAACCCGCAGCCTGGCCCGCTCGAGCACGAGCCGGATGTGCCGGGTACCACCTGGGAATTTCCCGAGTTCGCCAAGTTCAAGGACGACCCGATCAAGGCGAGCCGCGAGGTCGCCTTCCAAGCGATCCGCGAATTGCGCACGCGAAAAGGCTTGCGCTGAAACCATAGGAGGCAGCAGTGCCGCAATTCGGTAGTGGCATCATCCCGGCTTCAGGCGGGATCGCCAACGAGCTCTCCGCCGTCGTCCGTCGCGCCTTCATGCCGCGCGTCTATGTCCAGCTGTGGAAGTCGGCGCCGCTGATGGCGGCGCTGCTGGCGTCCGCACAGGTTGCCAGCGGCGGCCTGTCGCCGATCACCGTGCCGGTGCAGGGCACGCCGATGGTGTCGGGGCAGTGGGTCGATTATTCGGGATCGTTCTCGCAGCCGGCGGTGCAGCCTGGCCTGCAGGATGCCGAGTTCAATCTGAAGGCTTTCGTCTCGAGCATTCCGTTCCTTGGCTTCGAAGGTCTGGTGCAGCTTGACTATTCGGTGGTGCCGCTGATCGAAGCGCGGGTGAATGACAGCACCAACGTCACGATCGACACGTTCGCCACCGCGCTGTTCAACAACATCAGCAACACCCAGCAGCTCGTCGGCCTGCCGGCGGCGATCGACGACGGTACGTTTTTGGTCAGCTACGGCGGCATCAGCCGGACGCTGCAGCCATTCTGGAAATCAACGTACGTCCACAACAGCAGCGTGACGCCGACGCGAAATCTGGCGATGCAATTCATCGCCCAAGTCAGCAAGACCACCGGCGAAATGCCGACCATGGGCATCTGCGGCTTCGGCACCTGGACGTTGCTGTCGCAGGATTTCACCTCGCAGGAGCGCTACAACGTCGTGCCGGGCTCGGCGTTCGGAGCAAACAACAAGGTCGAAAGCTTATTCCGCGCCATGGATATCGGCGGCGTGCCGGTCTACGCCGACCCGTACTGTCCAGAAGGCGT